GTAGCTACACCGTTTGGATTAATTGCCCTTGCGTAAGTATTAATTAAAGCATTAATAGAATTATTAAAACGAACAATATCTTCGCCGCCAGTACCTTTACTAACCGCATTTTGAACGGCGTTAAGAGATGGGTATTGAGTGCGGTCTACTTTACTTGAATAATCATTTACTAACCCAATCATGTTACTAGCTTCTGTAGCAGACATTGTTATCTTAGCGCCTTGTGTTCCTGTTGTTCTTGCTTCAGCGTTTGTACCAACAACATCAGAATGTAAATTAACTAAATTAGCGGTAGGATTAGCTAATAAAGTTGCTGCTAACGTCTTTTGATTACGACTGTTTACGGCGTTTGGATCTAGTCTACCTTCAACAATTGCTTGAGAAAGTACGGCTGTTTCTTGTGGGCTTAACGATTTAATACTTTGTAAAGGCGTACCTTCAGCATTTGTAATAGGTGTAAAGCTACCTTTAGGATTGTCTTTTGTTGGTGGTTGTACATAACCACCATACTCAGGTGCAAAAGTAGGTTTATTAAGCGTTTGTTGAAATTGAGATGCACCTTGGGCTAACGTAGCTTTAGTATTAGCATTTACAACATTAGCATCTATATACGATTTGGCATCATACAATAACCCCGTTTTTACTTGATGCGAATATTGATTGGGCAAAGTATAGCCAGGAGGCATTTTATCCTTAAAATTTTCACGCCAAACGTCATAACTTCCTTGATCCGTTACGCCTGGCAACGCATCTTTAGCTTGTTTTACATTATTAGCGAAAATATCACCTTGTGTTTTTTGCTGTGTTAATGCGGCTGTTTTTAACGCCGCTTGTTTACTAGCAAAATCCATCGCCATAGAAGGATCATAAGCCCATATTTGTTTCATTGCATCAGGTGAATTAGGGTCTACATTGCTCAGCATATTTCTAACTTCTCTTTGCCGCGTCATTTCTTGCATTTTAGTAGCGGACTCTAACATCGCTAACTGATTAACGCCTGATTCTAGCTTTAAAGGCTGAACTTGTAGGGGAATACTTGGATCGATTGGCATAATTATTCCTTAACCGTATTGAAGTCCAGCAGCGTTTAACGAACTTACGCCGCCCGCACCAGGATTAGTCCCGTAAGCTGTTTTATTTTGACCAGCAATTAAATTCATTAAATTGTTAGTTTGATATGCGCCTATACCTTGACCAATAGCATTAGTATAAGCATTAGCAGATCCAACTTGCCCCGCGGCAGTAGCGTTAGCGGCTCCTGTAGATAAAGCGGCGTTGTTAGCAGCATTAGCGCCAATGTTAGACGCAGTGTTTGTGGCTGAAGCTTGACCTTGGCCACTTAAAAATTGCAACGGGTTAACCAAATTGTTACGGTTCATTTGGAATGTATTTTGGGCATTACCATAATTACTTAAATAACGGCTATACGCGTTGCTATATTCTTGTGACGCGGCGGCTTGACCATAATCTTCGCCTGCTTTTAAAGCGTTACCAGAAATTAAACCACCTCTAGCTGCCGCTGTAGCATTCAGTTGTTTATTACCTTCACTAAGTCTAAAAGCATAGCCTGGGTCAAGATATTGTTTATAACTAAAAGGATCATAAGTAAATTCTTTAGTTAACGCGCCGCCTGGTTGAGTCATAGCCGATAATTGATTTACAGCAGTTGTACCCGCTGTACGCCAAGGTTCAGTAATAGCAATTTGACGTTCTAACGATGCTTGATTAGCCGCAGTAGCGTTATTTGCGGCATCGGCTTGCGTACTTGCAGCGCTTTTAGCCGCATTAGATCCAAGTACACCGCCTAGTAAGGTCGCCCCGCCCGCAATTGCTAATCCAGTACCCGCAGATATTCCCATGATCTCTCCAATATAAGGCTAATTATCGCCCTTTTACAGCAATTTAGTAAATACTTTGTCAACTAATGTGTAACCTAAATATTCAAATAAGCTACTGTTATCTGATTTTATTTTAGTGTTATAAATTACACGGTTAACGCCTTCATTTTTTAAATGCTTTTCAGCAAATTGAAACATTTTTAACCCTACTCTACCTTTTCGGTACTCTTTTTTCAAGAAGTAAATATCCTCAAAAGCGGTTAAACAAGTTCTGTAATGCAAATGTGGCCCAATAAAAAAAATAATATACCCAACTAATACGCCGTCATCTTTACAAGTGATGAAATGTAACCCTTTACTATTCCACAAATTTTCATAGTTTTCCCATACAGGGTCAAGCGGATACGCTTTAGAAGCCGTTAATTCATCATAATGATAAGTAATCACTTCTTTTAACGCAGGTAGATTAGCAAGCCAATCATCGACTTTATACTCTATAGCCATGCGACGGCGCCTTTTTGTTCGGTATTGGCGGCTAATTGCATATTACTTTTTCTTTAACAGGTCATACAAAGGCTGACGCTGCGCTTTAATTTGCTCAGGTGTTAAAGGCTCAGGAAAAGGTAATGGTGTAGGAGTAGTCATGTTAGATCCTTAATGTGGAACGCCGTGAACAGTAATAAAAAAGTTATATGTGCCTTCAGGTACAACGCCAATGGCTTGGAACTTTACCGCACCTTGGAACGGGTATGGAGCTTCACTACTTGGGCCACCAACGCCAGGCGTATTATTTTCAACAGCGTACATACAAATCATAGGTACGTTCCATCTTGGTTCAACCATAACTGGAGGGCCGTACTGCGTTATTAAAGGGCTGTAAAAGTAAAATATAGCGTTATCGCCTGCTACCCAACCCCCAGTAGGAACGGTCATACTAGCGTAAAAACGATTAGAAAATACTGGATTTCCGCTATTAAAAGTAGATTGTGTATTTACAGCGGTAGTCAAAGGAATTGCTGTAGTAACACCTACTGTACCTTCCCAACCGCCAGAATTATTAAATATTAAATTGGCAGTGCCAGCTAATTGCATTTGGTCATACGGCGCCGCCGTTGCCAAAGCGATATTAAAAATATTTGCGTTGCAACTGCCTTTAATTAACGCATCTGTAGCACCGCCAAAAAATCCTTTATGGTTCCAAGTGGTTCTAGCAGGTGGGAATGATGGCTCGCCGTAGAGAACAATAGAATCGGGAACAGCGTTATCTAAAGCAAAAATATCAATTAAAGTATCGTCCCAAGGTAAATTTTGCAATGCACCATTATTAACGTCATAAAAATGAACGCAATATTTACTGCCGGTAATAAAATTACCGTAAATTTCATTACCTTGCATCAATGTACCGCTAGTTGTAGTGGCTAAATAATTAAATTTAAGCCCCGCAGCAGAACATTGGCTAATAACTGTAAAGTTAACAATGTTGTCAGCACAAACCTTATTGTTATCATCTATTGATAATACTAAACCATCTACGCAATTAGTAATAGATGAAATTGTTAAATTGGCTAAAGTAACGCCTTTAAGATGTAAGCCTATTTTGCCCGTATAAATAGCGGGGATATTAAGAACTTGATTAGTGTAGTTAACGCCTGAAGGATTGAGCGTAACAACGTCGATCGTATTGTCTTTACCTGTAATTGTTGCACCGCTAGCGCAATCAATACCGCAAATTTCAGTAAATACTAAGCCTGTATTAACTTTATAGTTACCAGAAGGGAAATATACGCAACCGTTATTATCCTGAGCGTAATAAATAGCGTTTTGAATAGCGTTGTAATCATTGGTTGTGCCATCACCTATTGCACCAAAATCTTTTACAGATACCAATTCTTGAAATTTTTGATGGACTGTTTTAGCCACAGCATTAGCAATAAGACCTGAGTTATTAGATTGTCTAAAACCAATTAAAGCATCGCCTTTGGCAGCGTCAGTTGTATTGGCTAAATTAGCGTAAACAGCAGTAATAGCAGCATTTGTAGTGGTAAGGTCGTTTGCGCCAGCAATATTGTCCCAAGAACCGATTTGCACTGCTTGCGCGTCTTGAAGAATAAACTTAGCTACGGTGCCTTCTAATAGCCATATTTCATAAGGAACACGGCCCGCCGAGTCCAAAACAATAGGGTTGCTATTAGTAACAACACCAACATTAGAAGTGTAAGTAGTTAGTGGTGTTGTAGATCCAGCAACGTAGGTATAAAGCAAACCGCCGCTTAAAGGCACACCGTCATCGGTAAAGAATTGTGACCCCGCACCAGCAAAAAGGGATAAATTAACAGTCATAAAGGCTCCTGGCTAGGGTTCTTGACCCAAGGTAATGTTGGGTTGATTATAGGTGGATTAGATAGTTTAGTCACGATTTCGTCAAGACTAGATTGAATTTGATTAATATTATTGTCGCCTACGGCGGCTTTTACCCAATCAAGGACTTGTTCTTCTGTAAGTTGGTCAAAAGGCGTAAAGTTTTTGCTTGAATTTAATTCAAGTTCTTGCGATTTTTCTGCGGAAAAACTGTTTACGCCGTCCGTTGCGGAAACGCTATATTGAACATTAAATATAACATTTTCTTTACCCTCTACATTAGGGTAACAAAAAATGTTTTTAATTGACCATTTATATGTATTTGTCATTTTTTAACTTTTAATTAAGCTACTATCCAAATAGTTCCATTATCAAATACAGGTATTACTACAGCGCCGCCGCCTACTACAGCCGAGCCATAAGTAGGAGCTAAAGCATTAGTTACATACGCTCTACGGCCCGCTGTTCCAGCAGCAGGTAATGTAGCTACGGTGTACCCGCCTGTTTTAATTGTTCCTGTTGTAGCAAAATTTGTGCCATCAAAAGTTAAAGCCGAACTAGTAGCAAGTGCTGAAGTAGAGCTTGCGTACATAATGCCATTAGCCGTAAATGCAGTAAGGTTTGTACCGCCATTAGTTACAGGTAAAGTGCCAGATACATGAGTTGTAAGGCCAATTTTTCCATAGCTAGGCGCAACACCTACGCCACCTGAAATAAGAGCATTTCCCGTAGCTACATCAGCTAATTTAGATAAAGTAGCTGGCGCTGAAGCATATAAAAGATCACCAGTTGTATAGCTAGATTGACCTGTACCACCATAAATAGCTTCTATAACACTAGCGTTCCATGTACCTGCGGTTAATATACCAACACCTGTAATACCCGTATAAGAGCCAGAAATACGAGCAGGATTAATAGTCCCGCTAATAATTTGCGACGCATTAATACCAATAGATACATTTGTAGCTGCGGTTATGGCGCCGTATTGATTAACTGTAAATTGGCCAACACTTGAAGATGAACCATAAGTGCCAGGCGTAACACCAGAAGCGCCGATAGCAAGATTAACTTGCCCTGCGGTGTAAGTAATAGCAATACCACTACCTGTCAAAATGGCAGGTTCAAAAGTATTATTAGCAGTGCCAATAATAAGTTGATGCTCACCAATACTTGTTATCCCAGTACCGCCTTTGTTAACAGGGATAGCGCCAGTAGAATCACCAGTAAAACCATAGACATTCCAGAAAAAACGATACCATTCTGTCGTCATTACAGTATCGCCGTCGTAAATCAGCGGTACTTTAGCGGAAGGTAGTAAGGTTATATTAAGCATTTGTGCCACTTACATGAAGTTCTGCCCCAATAATAGCTATTTTAACAGGGTCAGTACCAGATACTTCATATACGCGGTCGCGTAATTTAGTAGTCATTCCAAGACGGCGCCAATAGGCACGGCGACCATGTTCACCTATTTTGCCCATTGAAACCCAATGTTCATTTGACCATGTATGACCGCCGTCATCTGACCAACGAAGCATTACTTGTGGATCATACCCTGCCGTAGCTTCGTATGGGGTCGTAGTTATAGCGTAACCATCTGGGTAAGGTTCAGGCCAATTAACAGTTACTAATGGCTCACCACCATCATTAATTTCTGTTGTTAGTTGATTATTTGAATTAGTTACTAAATAGCCTTGAGTAAACTCAGCCACAATAATACGACCATCTTCTGTAATTAAATCTTGGGCAAAATATTCAGGATAAGCATTTAAACCAACACCTGTTTCGCAATCTAATTGCAAACTATGCTGTGCGGTGCGATTAAGATTGTTTTGCCCAGATGGAATAGGACGCCAAGAACGAAGCCATTTTTGAGTTTGACCATTATCAGCGTATACGTCTAAATCCATAGCGTACAAATTGCCGTTTTCATAATCGCCAACAATAGTTTGGCTATTAAAACTCATTTGGCATTGACTACGATGGCGAGTTAACTCACCTTCGTTAAAACCGGCACGTTCATGCCAAGCATTAGTAGATACGTCATATACCCAAGTTTTACCCGCCGTAGGAAAAGTCAATACATAAAAAGCATGACCTTCTTGCTGGTATGTGTATGCAATAGCATCTGAAACGTCGCCATAGCTTTGAATTGCGTACTCTATGGCATGGGTAGATACACGTTTGCCTGTGTAACCTTGATTACGATAAACAATACCGTAGCCACGAGGATCAGCGCCAAGCCAAAATATGCTGTTATCCAATTTAGCAATAGAAAACGCAGCCAAGCAACCAATTTCATTGTACGCACCTTGAATAGGGGCTAAAGGGAAAGGAGTAGTACCTGCATCGTACCAAACTTCAGTTGTACCTGTACCAAACACCCAAACTTCACGATTATTAGTAACAATCGCTTGAACTAAATCAGGAGAACTTTCGGCCGCCGCAAATGCTAATGGATTAATAGAAGTACCATTTAATACTTCAGTAACCCAAATAATTTGGCTATCAGGTTGATTGAAAGCAAAATAACCGTCAATGTAAGATACGGTTTTAGCGCCAGCAAAATCAGGATCTAAAATTTGCTCAAAAGTATTGCTAGCTTCGGTATAAACAAACGCTGAAGGATTACAAGCAATAAATATTTGAGTGCCACTATCGGCGATAGATACAGGGCCAACGCCGTTAACGGTGCCTATTAAAGTAGCGTTATAGCTAGTGTCTATTTTATAAAACTCATTACCAGATATTACATAAGCGTCTGTACCACCTGTTTGGTGTGTCCAAAGACCACGAATAGGGCCAGTGCCAATTGTGGCTAACTTACGCAGCCCTGGGGCGCGGTTAAGAAAGCCAGAATCTTTACCGCCTTCAGGTGTAGCTTCAGGAAATAAGTTAATCATGCGGTTGTCCGCAGCATTAACCGACCTAGCTACATAAGATTGGCCAAGTATAGGGGTTCTCATGGCGGCTTAGTAGTTTGGGTACCATTTACCTGTTGTAGCGTCGTAAGTCATTATTAATGCTTTACCCACTACAGCGGTGCTAGCTAAAGCAATATTACCTGCCGTAGTAGTTGTAAATATTCCAGTAGGAATAAGGGTAATTTGACCGCCACCAGCAGAAATAGGGCTTGGAGCAGTAATAGTAGCAATAGCTGTTGTGCCGCTAATAAAAACAATGCTTGTTGTAGGAGCAATAGTTGTAGCGCTTGCAACTGTAGGGGCGGCAGCGGTATTAGCAATTAAAGCTGAATGTTTAACATCAGTAAAAGTAGGGCTACCTGTACAGTTAGTCAAAACACCGCTAGCTGGGGTGCCTAAAGCAGGTGTAACAAGTGTAGGGGATGTTATGGTTGGGCTAGTAGCAAATACAGCCACGCCTGTTCCAGTTTCATCAGTCAAAGCAGCGCGTAAATTGGCGCTAGTTGGAGTGCTTAAAAAAGTAGCAACATTTGAACCTAAATTAGCTACGCCGCTTGCAATTGGCAAACCTGTGCAATTAGTTAAATTACCGCTTGTTGGGGTTCCTAATACAGGGGTTACTAAAACTAAACCTGTGCTAGTACAAGCTGAAATATTACCTGAAGCTACAGTACCTAACGCTGGGGTTACTAAAGTAGGACTAGTAAACAAAAGCGTATTGCTTAATTGCTTAGTAACGCCGCCTTGAACAATCGGAAGAACATCTGCACCTGAAGTTGATAGCGCTACAGGTAACGCGGAAATAGCTACATTTGACATAATTTATCCTTAATAATTACCTGCAAAGATGTTAAAGCGTTGGCGTGTAGCAACAATGCTGTATGGTAACGACATAATATCATCAGGATTGTTAATACGTTTCAAATTACGCTTAGAAGTCATCGCAATACGAGCCACATTAGGCGGCGGCTCAACACCAAATTCGTTAGCAATTTCACAAGCCAAATTGTATTTAAACGCTCTTAAATACCCTGGCGGGAAAGCTAGATTAGTTGCAAGTGTGGCTGGCTGGTCTAACTCAGTAACCGAAATAAAATGCCACTCCAATGCTTTTGTAGGCACTGGGTATACATACATATCAATATTTGGGTAATCCATATTAATCCACATTACTTGTGGATAAGTAGAAGTTACCGTTTTAACCGCAATACCATCGTATTGCTGTTGGTTAATGATTTTGATACCAAACGAAATTCCATTAGTAGGGTCTTTAAAATAAGTAGAATCGTCAAGCAAAATAGGACGATTACCTACAAAATCACCTGTTGGGCCAAGCGTTCTATGAATTTGATTAGGCGTCCAAGTAAAAACTTGATCTTGGGTAGAAAAGACAGACAGGCGCTCAGTATTCCATGAATCAATCATTTGATTCAAAGCCGTCAACGCGTCTTGAGATGTAGAAGCTGATGGGGTTTCGCCTTCAGCAAGCATCCCAATTAGGCGCAATGCGCCATTAATTTGATCCCCAGCAGTATAGGTGGTCATTAATTAATCCTTTACTATGCAGTTCTACGGCGGCGTTGAGTAACATCCAGTTTATTTACAGGAGCCGCATCTTCGATTACTGCCACAGAAGGCGTATCCAAAGTATAACGTATCCAACCATTTTGTTCATCATATTCTGCTTCTGCTTCCATTGTGGCTACTTTAACGCCATGTGTAGGATGCTTAAGATAAATAATCATATATGTAAATCTCCGCCTGGTTGTTGCCTTAAAAATTGATGAAAGTTACCTTTATATTCTTTTTCACTTGAATGATGGCTTAAATCAAGATTTGGCGCAACCCATATTTCACCCCCGCAGTCAATCCAATTACGGCTAAAGGCATAATCTTCACCCCACCAAGCGCCTTTGTGTGCGCCATGATGGAATAAATCAATGGACGGCGCGTATTTGGGGCCGTACATTAGGTCAGGGTAAGCGGTCATAAAACGATTAACCGCTTCTTTAGTTATCTTTAAAAATCCAGCCGGGACACGGGTAGCGGCAATAGAGCCATCAGGTCTAGTGATTGGCAAAGCATTTTCACCATCGCAGATTACACCCATATAAAGTTCTTCATTTTTTTTAAACCGATATAAGCCTGCTACTACATCGCCCTCAGTTTGGATAAGGGTTACTAAATCTTGAGGTTTCCAACTAACGTCGTGGTCAATAAAGACAATTACATCTGCTTTTGCGTCTAGCGCCTTACGAAGCATGGTTGACCGAGCAGCGCTAATATAGGGGCATCCAACTTCGGATACCATAAAGTGTTCAATATTTGCGCTATCTAAAGCGGCAATTGAGCCTGCAATACTATTTAATGTTTGCTGATAGGGTCTTGTCAGCGTGGGTACGCACAGGACTACTTTCATTTGATCGCTATTGCCATAAGATTAAAAGGTACAATTCGCTGCGTTTTAACAGTAGAAAAACCACCATTAATAAACGCTTTTTTAAGCGTATCACTAACAAAGCCACACTTATGAGCCATATAATGATTGCCTTCACGTAATGCTTTAGCATACCCATAGATCATATCCAAACCGGTGATTGGGCCACTTGGCGATTCCAATACAACATCTTCGGTTGCTTTAACATCTTCTAAATCGGGGACAAAAACCATTGCATATCCACCAGGCTTTAATAGACGTAAAAATTCGCTTATTGCTACAGGGACTTCAAAAGGGGATAAATGTTCTAAAGCATGGCTGCAATAGATTACATCGTATTCGCCAATATCGCCCATATCTAGCATAGACGCTACGATATCAGGTGAACTAGCTTTATTAATGTCTAATCGTGTTTCGGTAAAACCATCCATCCAAACAGGTAGGGATTCGTTGCCACACCCAACGTGCAACAACGAACCCCGATCCATTACGACGCCCAGAGGCCTAAACCAGCCAATGTATTCATTACTTCTTGCATTTGAGCCACTTGAAGTGTGCCAAAAGATGCTGAAGTAACCACATTAGTGGTGGTATGGGTTGTTGCAGTAGCGCGCTGTACTACAGGTGTTGCGCCATAAAAACCAAGCGTTGTAGCTGCGGTTCCGCCAACTTGAAGTGATTGTCCTGAACGACCTACATTCAGTACTTCACCCGTATTGCCATCACCAACTTGTTCGCCATCACCAACTTTAGGTAGTGCCATGATTTTATTTCCTTAAATGTTAAATGTTGCCATCGCTGATAGTTCTATCAGGCCGTGTAACCAAAACTGTGTAGACTTGGGTTGCAGTTGGAGTGATATTAGAACCAGTGAAGTTGCCAAATGTGATTGCCAATGTATTTGCTGCCGACACGCGGTTGCCAACAATCGCTAATCCCGCTTGGGCTGTAGGTTTGTTAACTGATACATGATCCCCTGTTAATAGCCCATTTACTGTGAATGTTTGTTCAGCAGAAGTGTTTGCGGCAATTAAAGCAGGCGACAGCGTTACACTGATAACCGATTGCTTGGGTATATTACCAATGACGTAGCTCATGGTTTAACCCCAAATCCGGCAAGCCATTTGTGGACGAATTACGCTATATCCGTATAGAACGTCAATACGGCAAGGCAAACGGTCATTATTGATATCATACTGACGTACAACACGCAATGAAATTCCGTTGTGAACTTGACGTGAAGCCATATCTACACCTTGTGGTAACAGCAAATCAGCGGTAGCAAAAGTGATAGCATCTTTTTGGTATGCTAAGTTTTGTGGGTATACCGTTGAAGCAGCGCCTAGATAAGTTACAACAGCATCAGCTAAAGGAAACGCATCTACAGTTGCCAAAGCATTTGCAGGTGTGTAAAGCGCAGGACTGATAGCCACATCAACAAACTCGGTAGCTACAGAAGTATTCAATGCAGTAACGGTAAACTGTTGCAATGAACCTGTAGATTGACGGGTTTGTGGGTTTACAGAGTAAACGGCAGCAATAGTAAATACATCACCAACAGCCAAAGTTTTAGCGCTAGTAACTGCTTTAATAGTTACCTTTGCAGTGCCTTGAACAGAAATGGTGGTTTTAATTGCCGCAGAATCAGCAACTACGCGGGAACCTGTTGTAAAACTCACAATAGATTGACTCATATTTACTTCATCGTAGCCCAATACGCCAGTACCCATCATGCCAGACTTAAATTGGCTGCTGATAGTTCCAGTTGGATTAAAAAAGCCTTTCATGCCTTCAACTAAACCTGCGTTGGCTGCTGGGTTAACAGTAGCGTAACGATTGTTCATTGGGGAAGCATACTCATTTAACTTTTGGTTAGCTTGTAGCAAGACCAAAGAAGTTGAAGGAGTTGTACCAGGTGTGCCAACAGAGTTAAAAATTGACTGATAAGCGTTAGCTACATCATTGTCAATAGATGACGCCAGTTGGCTAATACGAGGTTTTAATACACGTTCAGCGAAATCATCTAACTGCATTGTTAATTCAGCAGAAGTGAAGTTTACGCCAATATGCTTTTGGCTAGAAACAGCCAATGTGGTGTACTGTTCGTTGTCGTCTTGAACTTGCAAGGCGGCGCCGTCAGTTACCAAAGCGCGGTCTGGTAAACGGATACGCAAAGTAGAACCAATTTTGGCACCTTCAACAGCAAAGGAGTCATCATAAGCACGGTTGACGTTGCGTGTGAGTACAAGGTTATTCTCGAGAATTTCGAGTGCCTTGCGTGTGATCATGTCGATCGTTAATAAGCTATTAGACACGGTAGTTCCTTTAAAAAATAATTAGCGGTTTCTCTGCGCTTCCCACTTTTTGACCTGTCTTTGGCGATCTGCTTCAATCCATTCTGAAGTACTCATGCTCTTAATTGAGCGAGGATCAGTTGTATCAAAGCTAGGCGACCCAGAGGATCGTGCCGTAACAGGTGCAATTGGTGCTGGTGCGTTCGAAGTCTTTTTTACAGGAGGATTATCGCTTAATTTAGCTTCAATCTTCCCTAATTCTTTGGCTTGCGAAAGTGGCGATAAACGAGAAATACGCTCCGCTTCTTTTGGATTAGACCCCAGGTAATAAGCCATATCGGGGCCAACATCCGAAGATTGGATTGTTTGAGCCATCGCATCCGTGATAGGGAGCTTGGGGTTATACGCAACTTGTTCAAAGTCATCGTACTTATTCCGTGCATCTTCTTCAAGGTCGTGATAAGACTCAACGATTGCAGACTGTGCTTTTGCTTGTTCACGCCTAGCAAGGAGTTCTTCTGCCTTACGTTCTGCCAATACTTCAGCATATTCATCAGGTGAATTAAACTGCTCAATCGACGGGATTTCGGCTGGAGCGCGTCTAGTCTGCATTTCAGCAGCTTTAGCGGTCTGTTCTCTTTCCCACTTACGTTGTTCTCTAGCAAGTCGTTTCCCGATCAGCGCATCCACATCCTCTTGAGAGAATGTTTTAGCCGCTTCTGCGGTATTTTCTGCTTCCGGCGCAACTACTTCAGCTTCAGGGGCAACCGTTGCCACCTGTTCTGGCGCGGCATTTGAGTCCGCTAAGACTACTTCTTGTTCGTCTGACATTTTCGTTCCTTTAAGAACCCTAGCTAATGGCTAGTACATTTACAACAATTCTATATTAAATATTAAATTAACTCCACAACTCTGGTGGCTTTATTGGCCAAGTAGGGTCGATAGTTGGATTAATTGCAATTGCTCTTATATTAGCCCTATAAGTTTCCCAAGCGGCTTTATTGGTTAAATTAACATCGAGTAAAACCGAAAAATCGGATTCGGATAATAACCCATTGCTTTTTCTTTGCTTATTTCTTGAGGCGTTGGTGTATATCAATCCACCAGACAAAGGAATACCTGTATCGTCAAAAAATTGACCTCCAGCGCCAGCTAAGATAGATAAGTTGACTGTCATATTAAGCGCTAATAGACGCTACTTTAGCCTGAAAAGCTTTAATACGACCATCTAATTCAAGCTGATAACTAGCTAGTTTTGCTTCGGTTGCCGAAGCGGTTGCTTCACGGGCTTTTACATCTGCCTCACGTTTAGCTAATACGGCATCTAACGCATCGGCTGAATTTTTACGAGATTGCAAATCCAAATTTTGAGCTTTTACATTATCAACAAAGGTGCTTTGTTGGTCTGCAAGTGCCGTTTTTTGGCTAGCAATATCAGCTAATTGAGCATCAACGGCTTGTTTTTGAGCGCTTGCGCGTGTGACCAAATCGGCGGCTTCAATTTTTGTTTTAGCTAAAATGGCTTCTGCGTCAGTTTTAGCTCTATTAGCTTCATCTACCGCAGTTAAAGCACCTTGTCTACGTTCTAATTCATCGCGCAAAGCAGCCATTTGAGCTAGGTCTAAAGGCATTTGCTTGGTAAAGTAGTCTATAAATCGACTTGAATCAATACCGCCAGCATCATTTGAAATGTTCATATATCACCTTTAAGCGTAGTAACTGATATTTAACTTGGCACTACCAGCTTGTTCAAAAAATTGAATTTTGGTTAAATCGCCGTCATACTGAAGTGTTACCCCGGTTGCAAGAGGCATACCGACAGTAGCGCTAGGAGCAATGCCATCATCACGCCACCGCACCGCTTGCGTTTCGGGGGTAATTAAAGCAATTGAAGGCTTGCAGTTTAAGCCATTTACATCTTTAACAGGGACAGTTAAATTGGTCGCCGAACTTAAAGAAGTGATCTGCTGATACCCTAAACGGGTGGTAATTGCTTTTAAATTTACTGACATTTAAATTCTCCTTCGTTCGGTAAAAGACCGAATTTTAATTAAAACTTGTATGCTAGCTTCGATAATACTACCAAAAAAGCCACCAGAAAAGAAATATCCACTAAAAAAGTTTCCCATATTTAGCTATCTTTTTTATTTAGACCAAGGAAGTGGTGTGTTTTGTGGGCTTACAGGCGGATTTAAAATAGAATCAATCTGCCCATCCAAGTTAGCCTGTGTATTGACTACCAAGTTTTGTTCGCTTTGAATCCAGCCTAATACGATAGCTTCTGTCAAATCAGCATAGGGTACATAGTCTGTTTGGTCAGGATTAACTGAAAACTGGCTTGTGCCTTGAGTTTCTACTGTGATTGTTCCGTTTGTGCCTGTTACTGTGTATTGTGCGTACACGACATAATCAGGTGTTGGGGTTGGCATGGTTGATAATGCCGTTACTGTCCATGTGTATGTGTTCATATCTATCCTTAAAATTAACCAACATACCAAGCAGCGCCGTTGTAATAAATGGGCACATTAATTGCACCACCACCAACTACAGCAGAACCAAATACAGGAGTTAAAGCATCTGTTACAAATGCTCTATCTCCAGCAACTAAACCTGTTAATGCGTTTGCTTGAGCTACTGTATAAGTAGTTTGACGGAATACACCAAATGATTTAGTTAGTGTAGTTGAGCTATTACCAATAACACTTGTATTTGTTCCCAATCCGACTGCGTTATAACCAATGGCTATTTCGTTTTGATTTGTTGCAGCAGAGCCTCTTGAGCCAGACCCTATATAAACAAGTTGAAATCCTGTAGTTGTTAATGTTGATGTATAACCTGAACCTTGTCCCAAAAATACATTGTTAGAGCCTGTTGTTACTGCATAACCAGCTTGGTATCCATGAGCCGTATTTGAACCGCCTGTACTGTTTGTATATAAACTTTGATAACCTACGGCTGTGTTGCCTGTACCGCTTGCAAAAGTAGCTACTGGAATAGAAAACCCTGACCCCGTACCACCAAGTTGTGCGGCTGTAACCGTAAGGACTGTTGCTGTTGTAACTGTTGCTGCTACTCCACGATTAACCAAAGTAACTGCTGTAACTGCACCACCACTTACCGTGACATTAGCTGTAGGGCTAGGATTAAATGTTGCCCCACTAACGGTACTCATTGTTACGCCATTGTAAGTTCCATCGGTGTAACCACTACCACCAGTAATAGAACCTAGTGTTGCTATGTTAGTAGTATTGTTATAAAGGGCGTTATACCCTACTCCAGTAAGCCCTGATATATTAGAAGAATTGGCTACAGCTTGATGTCCTACAGCCACATTATTACTGGAGTTTATTCCCCAATATAATGCTTCAACTCCAATAGATATATTGCTAGAGCCTGTTGCTCTGTTAGCGGCATTTAAACCAATAGCAACACTATTGCTTCCAGTTGTGTTTGATAAAAGTGAACTAGCTCCTAAAGCACAATTACCAGCACCAGAAGTATTTGCATTTAAAGACGAATTTCCAATGGCAGAGTTATTACTGCCAGTATTACTATAAAGTGAAACATAACCAACCGCAGTATTAGAACCCCCTGATATATTAAGTCTTAATGCTGCCGCACCTACTGCTGTATTTTGTATTCCTGTTGTATTTGCTGTTAATGCAAAAGAACCAACGCCAGTATTATTAGCACCTGAAGTTAATGCCGCTAAAGCAATATTTCCTAACCCTGTGTTATTTGTTCCAGTAGCAGTTGCAGCCATTGCACCTAAACCAAACGCAGAATTTGTTGCTACAGCACCACCACCTTTACCAACAGTTAATCCTGAAATACTTGCATCATTAGCTAATGTTAATGCTGTACCACTAAAGGTCATGTTGGCAGAGCCAGCTAATACACCACTAGAGTTATATTGAACTTGAGTGTTAGAGCCACCAGCACCAGCAGAAGGTGTACCCCATGTAGGAGTTGCGGCAGAACCAGCAGAAGTTAATACTTGACCAGCAGTACCAAAGTTAGTAGTTCCTGTGATGTTGGTATTTAAACCAATAGCACCACTAGCATTAATCACATGGGCAGATTGACCAGTAGTTCCCCATGCTAAATAAGTCTTATAGCCATTACCTGACCCAATACTTATATCGCCATCGTGTCCTGAATAGTAAACTCCGTTATTAAGACTAAAAAAGTCGGCAGGCGTTCCACTTGAAAATACAGAGGAGTTCATACCAAACTCACCATAATAGGTAGAATCTGTGCCTAAGTCGTTACTAACCGCAAAGTTGGTAGAAGCACCTGCTGTACCACTCTTGTTCTGCATAATGTTTTGCAGGTAACTACCTGAAACAGTAGCCCCATTTACAAATGAAGAATTAGAAGCGTTATAACTTAAGGCAGGAGTTGTGCTAGTTGAGCTATTAGTAGAAGCATAAGTAAACGCAGCATTAGAAGCTGTGGTAGCACCAATGGTCGTGCCATCAACACTACCGCCTGTAACTGCTACTGCATTGGCATTTTGCTCTGCCATTGTTCCAAGACCACTTAAGGTATGGTTTGCATCCCAAGCGGTTGCACCAGTAGCGCTAAAACTACTATCTGAAGGTGTGCTGTGCGTTATAGTAACGGTCATGCTAAGAACCTTAATTTATACAAGGTTGAAAGATATAACTCAATAATATTGTCAATCAATTGTTGCATTGAGCTATCACTTTTATCGACAACATCGTATCTTACGGATTCAATCTCTGCAAGTTGTGACTCTAAAAACTCAACGACATTGCTAGTCTTTTTGGCAGACATTAAACTAACTGGGCCAATTAAACCGTGTCGTCCCTGATATGCCTCGGCAAATGAATCTGCAAGGTCAATAATACTTTCGTAAAATTTTTGCAAAGCTTTATGCTTTGCGTAGCTACGCGTATTGAGATGAACCGAATGGGTTACATCCCGGGCTAAGAATAAAATTCCTACAAAATCAGCGGCTTTATAGGCCATGATTAGCAAACTCCTTATGGTATTTAACTCTAGCTTCAGTAGCTACTAAATCTGCGAGTTCAAAATCGTCAAAATAGCCTACATTATGCCTTTGCTTGTTTGCAGTGACAATAACACTCCAACGCATAGTCGGTTTATGCCAGTAAACATTTTTAGCTTTTGATGTGTTGTCTTTTCTAAAGCCAACATTTTGTTGGTTTTTACCTTTTGCAATACGTAGATTTTCTAGCCTATTATTTAGCTTATTTGTATCTTTATGATCTATTTCAGCAGGCATATCGCCATAGTGCATAAGCCAAATTAATCTATGTACTGCATAAAGTTTACGTTTATACATAGCTCGACGATGTCCAGTAGAACAAATAGTTCCTACTTCATCGCCGATATGCACCCCACGAGAAGGTTTTACCCGCCAATATAAATTGCCGTTTTGATACGCAAATAAAGTTAAAGCTTCACTTTGTATCATTGTGGTGGCATCCCTTGTGGTGGCATTTGTTCAGGCATAACGCCTTGAGGTGGCATTGGTTGACCTTGAGGTTGCATCGGTTGTTCCATCTGCGCTTCTCTTTGATCTTCTTCTTGCATATCCATGCTTGTGTCACGTTGCATTTCGGTTACAAGATCGCCATTCACCATCATGCCATGCACAGTTCCCATGACAATATCTTGGATCTGTTCAGGTGACATAGAAGCTTGAACTGCCGATAAACGTTTAGTTTCCGCATCAAATAGCTTAATTTGGGCTTCAAAGTCTTTACGCTCCAAGTCCTGCATCTCAATCGAATGACCAACATTTTGAAGCATTGTGTGCATTTGTTCCATTTCTTGACCCATTGCTTGAATCTGCTGCTGTGCAGCTTGCAAGGCTGGATCTTCGTCTGTACTAGACATAAGCTTAGGATCAATTGTCTTTTCTAAGCGTTTAGCCATCTCTTGAGCGCCAGGCCAATCCATATTCTTAACAAATAGATCGCCAGCAACTGCCCACAACTGAGGATTGCCTTGCAAAATCTGCGCCATCGCTTCCATAGCCTCTTGGCGCTTAGTCATGTAGCCTGGGCCTGTAGTAGCCACGACATCATATATACCCACGCTCGGATTGTAGATTTTTTCAATCACAATGCCTTGTTGGTCAACAATTTTCTTAACTGGCTCAGGCTGTTCAGGGTTTAACTTGACCATCGACACTTCACCATCTACACCTACGATACGAGCAATACGCTCGGTGTCGTAAATCTTAGGAATCAGGTCAATTAACTGACGGGTAGCAAAGCGAATTGCTTTAGTCAAGTTATCGCCGTAGTGGAAAGTACCTACGTCGCCTTGACGCTCACGCGCAAGGATTGCTTTACCTGAACGCTCGTTAGATGTTTGTCCAAGACTAGAGTCATATTGACCAGTTGTAGACTTAATATCGTCACTTGCACCCATTTTGGCTTGGATAAGTCCAGTTTGTGCCAAAGGCGGTGGGGCGCGCTGCGGTAGTGGCAGCGTTGCGCCCATTCCATCAGTTACATCGGGATTAACTTCCAAATACGGCCAATTGGTCGTGTTAGCAGTTTTCCATTGGTTCTCATAGCCTTCAAACTGACCACCATAACCGATAAACGGTGCTTTTGGAGCCAAGGCAAGCATTTCGGCTTCTTGAGATACCCAGTAGTTGTACATACGTTGTGCATCTTTGGCATTACGAACCAAGCCAGACACATAAATGCGACCATCTACTTCAAATTCATTACCAATTACACGAATCACAGGTATCCATTTGCCTGCCCATTCTTGCTCTTGTAACACTTCGTAGCCATTGGATTTCATCCACATGACTTTTTTAACATCAACGGTGCGAGTTTTAATGGGTTTTAAACCCATCTCTTTCATTTGATTATCTTCAGGGCTGCCGTTGTAAAACGATTGATTGCCTGGATACAAATTGAGCTTAGTTGGGGTATGCGTGTAGTAGAAATACTCAACAATACGAATAGTGTTCTCGTTAATCCATTGGCTTAGGGAATCATCACCTACACCTTGGGACATAATGGATGTGATGGGCGCGGCATCAGGGAACTGACGCTCGTATTCATCTTTTTCAATGTCTTGGCTAATAAAACACCATTCAGCATCGCAACCAGCAGGGTCTTGGATCATCGGATCCATATAAACGCTAAATGCGTTGCGAATACGGCCTAGACGAATGTCTTGGTCAAAGCTATTGTCATAGCAAAACTCGGTCAAAATGCGGAAATAACCTTCACCATACGTTACTTGGTTTTCGCAAGCAGTGTCATAGACCACATCGGCGTCAGACATATACTCGATATGGCGAACCATACCTTCAAACACTTCCGCTACTTCAATGTCGCCTTTATCGTCCGCAGGGATCACTTTTCCAGAAGGTCGATTCTGACGCTGTTCGTTTGTTACTTGTTTGACGTGCTGTGGCAGCTTATTGATAGTAAGGCAAGGTCTTGCGTTGATAGTCTGTCCTTGAACAGCGCCTCTCGTAGCTAGAACGTCTGCGGGCCATTGCCAACCGTTGTCAGGAGATCCAGCCATAAAGCGTAAGTCATCTAACTCGTCCTCACGGGACTCGGAGTAAGCAGACATCGCCATCTGGAAACGATGACGCATGGTCGATAAAATATCTGATTTATCTTCAGGAATAGATGTAGGGTTACTACCAACATCGGCTACTTTGCCAACAATATTCATAGACGACTGGTCATAGCCCATAACTGTTACGCTTTCTTATGTTGTCCGCACCTGGAATAGCTCTCAAGTTAGCAGGAACGTGTAAGCCCGATACATATTTACCTTGTAACGGAATTATATGGTCAACGTGCCAAATTGTCCCAGTTATTTTAGACTGTAGTGTAGCAAGTTTGTAAACATTTTCAATTCTTTCCGCGTCTATTTTTGTTAACCATGCTGGAGTGCGGTGTTTTTTGGCTGCGTATCGTTTCATATTCCACGCATTAACTACACCTGCATTGGCTTTTATCCATCGTGCGGTGCTTTTACGGTTAGTTTCTTTGCTTGCGCGGCGTCGTTCATTAACAAGGCTATGATTTAACTCACGATACTTGTTAAGCTTAATTTTTGTGCAATTTACACAATTACCATCTTTTGCGTATCTTTCAGCTAAATGCCCATGCTTACATGGCTTACCCGTAAAATACCGAGTTAAGCCTTGAAAAAGGGCGTCTTGACGTAGACTCAATCTAAAATTCCAATAACGTCTGTTGCGCGCATCATCAAATAGTCTTTATTCTCATAAACAACCTTTTGACCACTATGCTCACCAAACAATACATGATTGTTTGGTGAGCATAGTGGTCAAAAGGTTGTTTATGAGAATAAAGACTATTTGATGA